ATTAAACAGCAAGAAGCACAGACACAGGCACAGAAAGTTCAAGGAGAGCTTCAGATTAAACAAGCTGAACTCCAATTGAAGGCTCAGGAACTTCAACAGAAGGCCCAGTTTGAAATGGCTAGAAATTTACCTTAAGGAGAATGAATGGACCCTAAAGTATTGAAACTTCTAAATTCAAAATTAGAAGAGAGACGACAAGAGTTGATTGAGTTTTTGGGTGATGGTGGGGCTAAATCCTACGATCACTACAAAGAGGTGTGCGGCGTTTTACGTGGGTTGTTGACCGCACAATCAGAGATTAATGACCTACTGCAAAAAATGAAAGAGTACGAAGATGAGTGAACTATTGATAGGCCAAACTCTGGATCCGCAAGGGCCAGTATCCGTGTTACCTGAAACCGCCGAAGAAAAGGCAAGGCAGTTACCGGATCCGCAAACTTACCATGTTCTATGTATGCTCCCCGAAGCAGAAGAAGAATATGAAAGTGGTTTAGTAAAAGCAGGTAAAACAATTCAATTTGAAGAACTGCTAAGCCCAGTGTTATTCGTGGTCAAGATTGGCCCGGATGCATTTAAGGATGAGAAGCGATTCCCGTCTGGCCCATCATGTAAATCAGGAGACTTCGTATTGGTTAGACCTAATACTGGAACCCGCATGAAAATTCATGGCCGTGAGTTCCGCCTAATCAGCGACGACTCCATCGAGGCTACCGTGCAAGATCCACGCGGCATCAGCCGAGTATAAGGAGCCACTATGGAAAAAGTTGAATTTGAATTTCCTGACGAGGCTCAGGAAAACCCCCGCGAGGGCGGTAAAGTTGTCGCCGTTGAGGAGCCCGAAATTGAAATTGTTGACGATACACCTGAAGAGGACCGCAACAGAAAACCAATGGACGAACCCCCCAAGGAAGTAACCGACGAAGAGCTTAATAAGTACGAAGAAAGTGTACAGAAACGTATTAAGCACCTTTCAAAAGGTTACCACGAGGAACGCCGCGAGAAAGAAAAAGCATTCCGCGAGCGGGAAGAGGCTGTTAAATTAGCCCAATCCGTCATTGAAGAAAACAAAAAACTTCAGGGTTCTTTATCTCAAGGCCAATCTGCTTTATTGGAGCAAGCTAAGAAAGTTGTAGCCAATGAATTAGAGCAAGCCAAGAGAAAATATAAGGAAGCATATGAGTCCGGAGACTCAGATGCGTTGGTAAATGCACAAGAAGAATTAACTTCTATCAAGTTTAAAGCTGAAAAAGTTAATAATTTCAAGCCAGCCCCTTTACAAACTGAAGAAAATAATGTACAAATACCACAAACGCGGCAAGAGGTAGATCCCAAACTACGTGCGTGGCAGGATAAAAATCAGTGGTTTGGATCAAATCGAGGTATGACGGCCTATGCTTTAGGGCTTCATGAAGATCTTGTGGCGGAAGGAATCCCTGTCGGAAGCGAACAATACTATAAACGTATTGACTCTGACGTCCAAAAGAGATTCCCAGATGTGTTTGAGTCTGAGAATCCGGATGCTTCTCCTCCGAAAAAATCAAACGTTGTAGCCCCAGCGACTCGTAGTACAGCGCCGAGAAAAGTCGTACTTACTAAATCGCAAGTGGAAATTGCTAAGCGGCTTGGAGTTCCATTGGAACTTTACGCCAAAAAAGTTGCTGAAGAGATGAGGAAATAAACATGGCTGAACAAACTAAAAACGCCCGCGAAACCCGCGAACTAGATACTCGTGAAAAACATGCGCGTCCAACCCGTTGGATGCCCGCCCAGCTTCTACCTGAACCGTACCCGGAAGAAGGTTATGCGTTTCGCTGGATTCGATTGAGTACTATGGGAATGGCAGACGCAACCAATGTTTCTTCAAAACTTCGTGAAGGATGGGAGCCCGTAAAAGCATCTCAGCATCCAGAAATACAATTGATGGGCGAATCCACTCGATTCCCCGACAGTATTGAGGTTGGTGGATTGTTGCTTTGCAAAACCCCTGTCGAGTTCACACGGGACCGTGATGCTTATTATCTGAAACAGGCAAGCGATCAAATGAATTCCGTAGACAACACATTCATGCGCGAGAATGATCCTCGTATGCCTCTCTTTAAAGAGCGGTCATCGAAGGTCACTTTCGGTAAAGGTTTTTAAATTTAGGAGTTAAATATGGCTTATCCTACCGTTAACGCCCCTTACGGGCTTAAGCCGATCAACTTGATCGGTGGTCAGGTGTTTGCTGGATCAACTCGCAACTTTTCTATTGCATCTGGTTATGCTTCCAATATCTTTTATGGTGATATTGTTACGTTGACCGCTGCTGGTACAGTTGCTGTTTCCGCACTCGCTGCTGACGCTTCCCCTCTGGCTGGTACAGTCGGAGTTTTCTTGGGCTGTTCATACACAAACCCAGCTACAAATCAGAAGATTTTTGCACAATACTACCCCTCCGGTACAGTGGCTTCTGACACTCAGGCCATCGTTTGTGACGATCCTGACACACTGTTCAAAGCAGTGAACGTAACTGGAACTACTGTTGATGGCGCTTCTTCTGGTTTGTTGCCCGCATATTTGGGCCTGTCCGCAGTTGGTACTAACTGCCGTCTGGTTCTGAATACAGGTTCTACAACTAGCGGCGACTCACGCGTTGGCATTTTCTTAGCTGGTACTACCACTAGCTTGCCTTTGCGCGTCGTGGACGTGGTGCCCGATACAGCTAACTCGGCTGGTAACTTTGTTGAATTCATCGTGAAATTCAACTTCGGTTATCACTCGTATTACAACGCCACTGGCATTTAAGGAGTAGATCATGGCAATTTCACGCGCACAATTACTGAAAGAACTCCTGCCCGGCTTGAACGCTTTGTTCGGTCTTGAGTATGCCCGCTACGGCGAAGAGCATAAAGAGATCTACGAAACAGAAACCTCTGAGCGTTCTTTCGAAGAAGAGACAAAACTGTCTGGTTTCTCCGCTGCTCCAGTCAAGAACGAGGGCTCAGCCATCGCTTACGACAACGCACAAGAAGCCTACACAGCACGTTACAACCACGAAACTATCGCAATGGGTTTTGCCATTACGGAAGAGGCTGTGGAAGATAACTTGTACGACAGCTTGTCTAGCCGTTACACAAAAGCCTTGGCTCGCGGAATGGCTTACACAAAGCAAGTTAAAGCAGCATACGTTTTGAACAATGCCTTTAGCGGCTCTGTAACCTACGGCGACGGCGTATCTTTGTGCTCTACAGCTCACCCTCTGGTGTCTGGCGGCACAAACAGCAACCGTCCTACAACCGGCGCAGACTTGAACGAAACATCGTTGGAAAACGCTGTCATTCAAATCGCCGCTTGGACCGACGAGCGCAGCTTGCTCATCGCAGCTAAGCCACGTAAGCTGATCGTTCCTCCCGCTCTGATGTTCGTCGCAACCCGTCTGCTGGAAACCAGCTTGCGTGTTGGCACAAATGACAACGACATCAACGCATTGAAGAACAACGGTTCCGTGCCCGAAGGCTACTCCGTAAACCACTTCTTGACAGACACCAACGCATGGTTCCTGTTGACAGACGTGCCTAACGGTCTGAAGCATTTCGTGCGTACACCGATGCAGACATCAATGGATGGTGACTTCGATACAGGGAACGTGCGTTACAAAGCACGCGAGCGTTACAGTTTCGGCGTCTCCGATCCCTTGGGAATCTTCGGATCACCCGGTTCGACCTAATAAAATCAAGCACTTAGCGAGATTTGGAAAGGCCCTTCGGGGCCTTTTTTGTTTTTTCTTTGACTTTTATTTTGATTGTGGTATAAACGGGGTATCCGGGTTTTCCGGTTAGTCAGACTGATCCGGCAGATGCGTACACAACTGACTAGCTAATCTTTGTACGAAGGACAATTTAAAATGGCACTTTCAACCACCCAATCAATTTGGCGTTCTGGTGGCGGCGATCAAACACGTACTGCTTATTGCGGTTCTATGGTTATGGCTGCTCAGTTTTACTTTAACCCTGTTTCTGTAAACACTACTCAAGTTCAGGTTTCTTCAACCGACACTACTCCCGTGATCCTGCCCGCTGGCGCGATTATCACGGCTATTCAATTTGACGCTACAGGTACAGGCGGAACCACTCCTACTATGGATATGGGCTTTACACTGTACGGCGCTGGCACGGCTAGCCCTACTGCTTTGATTGACAACTACGCTGCCGATGCTGGCAAAAAGCAAGTGGTCTTGGGCGATAGCGGTACAGGCGCTTCTTTGGGCTCCGTAATGTCTGCTACCGACTTGGTGTACATCACTGGCGGCGCTAACACTGGTGACGCTCCTACAGGCGGTACTGTAGTAGGTACTATCCTTTACTTCGTAGCCGATCCTTTAATCGGCCAGCAGAACGTCTAACAGGTGAAGCCATGATGCAAACTGATATCACATCGACCCACTTAAATGCTTCGGGTGTTATATTCGCTGGAAGAACTCGGGTTCGTGGATATCAGATTAAACCAAGTGGTACTGCTGGGCAGATTGATTTTTATGACAATGTATCCGCAGCAAGCGGAAATATTTTATTGTCTGTAGATACCACGGCAAATACCGCCGTTATTTCAACATTAATTCCAGCCGAAGGAATTTTGTTTGAAAATGGCGTTTATGTCAGTCTGCCCGCCAGTCATGGAATTACAGTGTTTTATGGCTAAATCAGAAGCATGGCAGAGGAAAGAAGGCAAGGACCCAAAAGGCGGATTGAACGCCAAAGGCCGCGCCTCCTACAACAAAGCCAATCCGGGCAAGCCGGGGTTAAAGCCCCCAGCCCCGAAGCCAAAGACGGAGAAAGACGCCAAACGGCGAAGCTCCTTCTGTGCGAGGATGTCAGGCATGAAAGAGAAGTTGACGAGTGAAAAGACCAAAAAAGATCCGAATAGCAGAATCAACAAAAGCCTGAGGGCATGGAAATGTTAACATGGAAACGAACGAATTGAGCACGGTTAGGGAACTAGCCACACACGCGGCTGACATCAAACATCTCCAAGATGATATGGACCGCTTGGTAAAAGATATGGACGAAATAAAGAAGTGTCTTGGTAAAATCCAAAATACGTTATCTGAGGCCAAAGGTGGCTGGAAGACTTTAATGATGATTGGCGGAGCAGGTGGCGCATTAGGTGTTATGCTTACACAATTGTTTCAGGGATATTGGAGTAAGTAATGCCTAGCGTAAGCAAGAAGCAACATAATTTTATGGAGGCGATTGCTCACTCGCCTTCGTTCGCCAAGAAAGTTGGCGTTCCTCAATCAGTGGGTAAAGAGTTCTCCAAAGCCGATAAAGGCAAAACATTCGCAAAAGGTGGTGATATGAAAGAATCCAAAGCTATGGTTAAAAAAGAAGTGTCCTTCATGAAAGAAAAGGGCGCTCCTAAATCCATGATCAAACATGAAATGCAAGAGGGCAAAATGAAGCGTGGTGGTATCGCTAAGCCCATGCCTACTGCCAAAGAAATGGGCACCCTGAACATGAAAAAGGGCGGCGCAGTTCCATCCAAGATGGGCGCTGTAAAGACGGCCAAGCCTTCTATGGGCTCTGCTTCTTCTCGCGCTGATGGCATTGCTGAACGCGGCAAGACTAAAGGCAAGCTGCTTAAAAAAGGCGGCATGACCTGCTAAGGAGAGCAATATGGCTACCAAAGAGCAAATGCTTCAAGAGGTTAAGGACGCTAAGGATGCTGTAAAGATGGAAGAGGCTTATAACAAAGCCATGCCCATGCCCGACACATCCTTTCCTTTGCCCGCAAAAAAGGCTGAAGAAAAGAAACCAGCCGAGAAAAAACCCGCAAAGCCTTACGCTAAAGGCGGCTCAGTCTCCTCTGCTTCTAAACGCGCCGATGGTTGCGCTGTTAAAGGTAAGACAAAGGGCCGTTTCGTGTAAATGTTTATTGCGGAATTCCTGCTGTGTGTTGCGATAAAATGTAGCCCTATAGAGGGGACGCCCTTTATGTTGTTTGAGAGTAAAGACAGATGCTTAACGTTTGCCCATGAGGCGGCAAGGGCAATAGTCCTTCAAATAAATAACAAAGATTATTCTGTGGCGTATAGATGTGTAATGGTAAAAGGCTCGCAACACACTTAGGAAAATATTATGATGGCATCAAGAGGCATGGGGGACATCAATCCCCAGAAAATGCCAAAAGTTAAAAAGATGAAACGCCGTGATGACACGGACTTTGAGCAATACGATAAGGGTGGTAAGGTAAACGCCGCAGGTAACTACACCAAGCCCAAGTTGAGAAAGAAAATAGTGGAGCAGGTTAAAGCTGCTGCTACGCATGGTACTGGTGCTGGGGAATGGTCGGCCAGAAAAAGTCAGTTAGTTGCCAAAAAGTATAAAGCAGCAGGTGGTGGCTATCGTGATTGAGCCAAGTAAAACTTGTACGGATTGCGGAGAAACAAAATTATTATCCGGTTTTCGTAGTCGCGGTGGTAAAATGTCTCATCTTTACAAGAGCCATTGCAACACATGTCTTTACAAAAGACACAGAAGTTGGGTTGATCAAAATCAGGATAGGGTTGCCGAATACAGAGAAAAAGATCCTTGGACTTTATCTAAAAGATGCGCTCGTAGAGGGATTACGCCAGAGCAATTGGTGGACAGGTATGAGAGGCAAGAGGGCTGTTGCGCTATTTGCAGAACAGAAGTATCTTTAATAGATAGCGCCATAGATCATAATCATGATAATGGAGAATTTAGAGGAATTCTTTGTAAACAATGTAATCGCGCTTTGGGAATGTTTAAGGACAGCGCGGATGTTTTAAAGAATGCAATAGAGTATCTTGAGGCGTTTGGGAGTTACGGCAATGTCTCTTAAAGCACCTCAAAAATCTCTTAAGGACTGGGGTGAGCAGAAGTGGCGCACTAAGTCGGGTAAACCGTCTAGTAAAACGGGGGAAAGATATTTACCCGAGGCCGCCATTAAGTCTCTATCGTCAAAAGAGTATGCGGCAACGACAAAGGCAAAACGTGAGGGTAAGGCTGCTGGCAAACAATTTGTAGCACAACCCAAAACAATAGCAAAGAAGACAGCGAGATTTAGATGACTACTACCGGCTCCTCCATTTTTAACATGGAATTCTCAGAGATTGCTGAGGAGGCATGGGAGCGGGCCGGTCGTGAGATGCGTTCTGGTTACGATCTTCGTACCGCTCGCCGGTCAATGAATCTTTTAACTATTGAGTTTGCAAACCGTGGCTTGAACATGTGGACTATTGAGCAGGGCTCTTTTAACCTGACTCCCGGTTTAAATACTTACCCACTCCCTACGGATACGATTGACCTGCTGGATCACGTCATCAGGACGGGAGCAAACAGCGAGTCTACTCAGGCTGACTTAAACATTACGCGTATTAGTGTTTCTACTTACGCAACTATCCCCAATAAAATTACACAAGCCAGACCTATTCAGGTTTGGATTCAACGTCTTTCTGGTGAAACAAATCCTACAGGATCCACATTAAATGGAAATATTACTGCATCTGATACAACCATCACGCTTAGCTCGATTGCTGGATTGGCTGCTTCGGGTTATATCAGGATAGATTCTGAAACCATTTACTACAACTACATAGATGGCAATACGATAAACAATTGCTTCCGCGCACAGAATGGGACCACTGCGGCCTCTCATACTACTGGGACAGCAATTTTTGTACAGCAGCTTCCAGCCGTGACCGTATGGCCCACGCCCGATTCCTCTGTTCCGTATCAATTTGTGTACTGGAGAATGCGGAGAATCCAAGACGCGGGAAATGGTATCCAGACAGCAGACATGAACTTCCGCTTCCTGCCGTGCTTGGTGGCGGGACTGGCGTATTACATTGCCATGAAAGTTCCAGAACTTATGAATAGAGTGGATATGCTCAAGGCTATCTATGATGAACAGTTTAGTTTGGCTGCGGCAGAAGATCACGAAAAAGCAGCTATTAGATACGTGCCAAGACAGATGTTCATAGGCGGGAGTACGCCGTAATGGGTAACAGGTTTGCCAGTGGTAAGTTTTCAATTGCAGACTGTGATCGTTGTGGGCAAAGGTTTAAGTTAAAACAGTTAAGATTTGAAATTGTAAAGACTAAGCTGTATCAGTTAAAAGTCTGTCCTGAGTGTTTTGATCCTGACCACCCTCAGCTTCAATTGGGCATGTATCCGATTGACGACCCGCAAGGTGTTCGCCAGCCAAGGCCAGATATAACGTATGTTACGGCTGGTTTGAATTACAATGGACTGCCTACCAGCGGTTCTAGAGATATCCAATGGGGCTGGAATCCTGTTGGCGGAGCTAGTCAGTTTGATGCATTGTTAACACCCAACTATTTAGTTGGAATAGCGCAAATAGGTACGGTAACGGTTAGTTAAGGAGCACATATGGAAACTAAACAAGTAAAGAAAATTGCTGACGTGGAAGCCAAGAAAGTGGTCAAGGCCCACGAAAGCAAAATGCACCCCGGCGCAAAGAAGTTTGCCAAGGGCGGCGTAACAAAGGAAATGTTGGTTAAACACGGTCGCAACATGGCCCGTGTTATGAACCAGCGTGGCTCAGGCCGAGGCGGTTAACATGGCTAAATTCAGCAAAAAAGTAATGGGTAAAGAAGTTGGTCAAGCCAACGTCTACGCAGAACCCCACACCATGACTGGTAAAGTTGTGAAGCCAGAAGACGTAAAAGGCGCGGGTTATCCCGAAGAAGCAAAGACTACGGGCATTAAAATCCGTGGTACTGGCTGCGCCACTAAGGGCACAATAGCAAGAGGTCCAATGGCATGAACTATGCCGAGCTGGTCGTAGCCGTTTCAGATTACTGTGAGAACACGTTTCCCACGGTAGATATGAACACGCTCATCCGTCAGGCTGAGCAGCGCATCTACAACTCAGTTCAACTTGCCAACTTAAGAAGAAACGTGACGGGTACATTTACTCTTAACAACAAATACCTTTCTTGCCCCACTGATTTTCTTTCTGTTTACTCCATTGCGGTCATCAAGCAAAACGGCGACTATTTGTATTTATTGAATAAAGACGTGAACTTTATTCGGGAGGCGTATCCAAGTGCATCAGATACAGGACTACCTAAACACTATGCGATCTTTGGTCCACAATATTCAAATGAAGCCGAGCTTTCTTTTATTGTGGGGCCAACCCCGGACTATTCTTACGCTACAGAACTACACTACTATTATTATCCCGAGTCTATAGTCACCGCAGGAACCACTTGGCTTGGCGATAACTTTGACTCAGCTCTCCTTAACGGGACTATGATTGAGGCCATTACCTACATGAAGGGCGAGCCCGATATGGTCAAGTTGTACATGGACCGCTATGCTCAGTCTATGGTCTTGCTGAAGAACTTGGGCGACGCAAAACAACGCATGGATGCGTACCGTGACGGTCAGGTTCGCAACCCCGTTATTTAATCTATATAAACGTTTATACATGATTGTCCAAGGCCAAACCACCAGCTTCAAAGCCGAGTTGTATCAGGGAGTTCACAACCTCCTGACCGACACGCTGAAGATTGCCTTGTACACGGCGTTGGCAGATCTTAATGAGAACACGACCGTCTACTCCACATCCAATGAAGTTGTTGGAACTGGGTACACCGCTGGCGGAAAAACGTTAACGGGTGTGACTATTGGAACTTCTGGTTCGATAGCCTACGTTAATTTTAGCAACTTGGTGTGGACTCCCGCCTCATTTACCACCCGTTGTGCTTTGATTTACAACAGTTCTAAAGCAAACAAGTCTATTGCGGTACTTGATTTTGGATCTGACAAAACTGCAACAAATACATTTACAATCACTATGCCATGTTTTATCCTCAAGCCG